TCGCTGGGGGTTCTGGTGGTGGTGGTGGTTTAGTCGGGCAACGGTTGGCCCTGGCCCTGCGGGAACAGGTACGGGGGCCGCTGCGCTGGTGGTTCTGGCACCTGTGCTAGTAGGTGCAGCATTGCCAGCCACCAGGCGGAACAGGCGGCGAGGATGGCCCAGGTGGTGCGGCTCATGCTTCCACCTTTAGCTGCCAAGCTCCAACAACTAGCCAGTAGTAAGCGCTGTGGTCATGGCCCCTGCCAACTATCACTAGATCATCGCTTGTGACCCACTTGCTAAGCAATTGCTCGGCTGCGAGCTGGTGGTTTTCTGTGCTGTCAAGGCTGTGATCCCAATCGAGGGCTGCTCGCCACGTCACGTCACTGTCGCGCTGGTGTGTGGCCTTAACTCTGCTGCCTCTGTGGTTTGTTGGCCCTAGGTAGCGGGTAACAATCACAGGGCCTGCAAGCAGGTTGCGGCTGTAGGTCTTGAGCCCTTGGTTTGCTGCAATGGTGGCGGTGTTCATTGGTTTATCTGTGGTGGTGGTGCTACCCAATGAGGGCAGCAGATAAGGGGGCCGGGGCCCCCCTACTTGCTGGCTTCAGTGGCCGAGGTACATGCAGACCGACGCCCCCTCCTCTCTGCATTCAAAGGCCCAAAGCCATAGCAGGCGCCCGAGGTTTGCTTGGTGGTCGCATAACTCGGTTGAGTCATAGGCGCCGAACCCCTTCAGGTATTGCCTGAGCAGCCATGGCGGGGCCTCGAACTTAAGGCGCTTCACCCAATACTCGACTGCATCGTCAGCCCGGCCGGGCCGGCTGCAATCTTCAACGCAGGGGCCGGGCAGGTAGTGCACCGATACCCTGCCATTAAACCAATGGGCCCATGGCGTGGTGCGGTTGCTCATGTGTGAACCCTCCCGTCTGATTCAATCAAGCCATACAGGCCCGAGGGCAGGGTTCCAACGATGGCGCCCGTCATCCAGGCGTCAGCGGTGAACTTGCCTGCATCTAGCAGCGCTGCAACGTTTGAGCTGTGCTGCTCTGCCCATTGCCAGAACAAACCCCATTGACCCGGGGTGAGGTCGGTTAGTTGCGTGTTCATTTGTTTGTGGTGGTGGATAGCTGCCGGTGAGGGCAGCAGATAAGGGGGCCACGGGTCAGCCTTGCGGCTGAGGAGCCCCCCTACTTGCTGGCTTCAGAGGCCTGGGTCGGCGTCGCTGATCTCGTCGTAGAACTTGGGATCGCAAGCGGCCCATGTTGCCTCGTACTCGTCGACGGCGTCCTGGGTATCAGCGACTAGATCGGCCCAGCAGAACCAGGGATCGCCCTCGGCGTCCCCGTATGGGTCGATTAGGTAGAACGCCCAGGCCTGTTCCCGTTGGTCAAAATTCCACCGGATGGTGAAACCCGTAGCCTCTTCCAGGCGCCCCGCGTAAGCCTTGCGGCTGGCGCCTAGATCGCGGGCGCTGGCCCGTGTTGCTGTGGTGGTCATTGGTTTTCCTGTGGTGGTGGTGGGCAATCATTAGATCGCTTACGCGTATCCTGGCCCCCGTGGGTGGGTGCCGTGGATGTAGTGGTGCAAACTGTAGCAATTCTTCATAATGCCCCTTCAACCGTGTTAACCCACGGCCACCAGCCCAACGACCTGGGCCACCAGCTAGCCCACAACCAGCCGCCAGCGTTTACATCCGACGAGCCGAGGTGGTCTGTGGTGGTCGAGGGTGGTTTAGAGGGTGGTTTAGAGGGTGGTGCGGGCACACACAGACAGGCAGGCCCTGGCCCTGGCCCTGGCCCCCATGCCCAACGACAGCGGCCAAGGTCTGCGCACCTGTCTAAACCACAGGTACGCAAAGCCCCCAGATCCCTTGGCACGACTGCAAGCTTATCTCTTTCCACCGTGGCCCTGGACAAGGCTTTGGACAAAACACCCCCCCCCTCCCCCCTGTCATAGCAACGACTCAGGCCCCCCCAGGGGGGTAACCCAGCTAGGGCACTTGGCGTATACCCCCTCGCATTATCCGAGCAAAAACCGGGCTCAACCTGTGGGAGTACGAGGTCTGCCAAATATTGCGTGTGGTTTGGCCTGGGTGGATTGCCCTGTCTTTCTGTCTTTTTTTCTTTTTTCTTTCTTTTTATAAAAAAAAATCGCTTGTCTCTACAAGAGGTAAGCCTAAGGATTTATATGTACATATATAGCCTTAGGTATTCTCTTGTTACCTAAGTGTGTATGGATTGTATAACTATCTAGGGTTATTCTTTTTGTATTGATCTGGGAGAGGATATACATAGTTAACCCAGGTAGCCAGGGGGGAGAGGGGGTTGTCAGGGGGAGAGGGGGTAGCCCTTAGGCCATAGCGTTTCGCCTGTGGAAAACTCCTTAAAGGGGGAAGGCTTGTGTTAGTGTTATTTAGTCAATCTGTGGTGGGTTGACTCCAGTAGGGAGGGGCTGTAGCTAGGCCCCTTTCTTGCTACTATCTATGTGTCGTTTGAAGTGGAGGGGGCCTTGGCAAAAACCGATGATTTGTTTCAAGAACTCCACGCGGGGTTAGCAGAGTTATTGCGTGAGAAGTTAGTAGAAGGAACTATTTCAGTTAGTGAGATGGGTATATTGCGGCAGTTTTTAAAAGACAATCAAATTACTGCGGTGCCAGTAGAGGGCACACCATTTGGGGAGCTAGTGTCTTCTGTGCCAAATCTTGATAAGGTAGTGCACATGCGCCGCAAGGTCGCTTAAAAAACCACCCGGTATTCCCCTCATGCCAAGCCCTTCTGACATTCCACAGAATTTTACTATTGCTACGCCCATTAACAGAGCAGCAGGCAATGCTCCAGCTATAGGTATTGGCACAGGTTTTGGTGGTGCTGTTACGCAAGCCACCAGCAAGAGCACAGGCGTGACTTTGAACAAGAAGTCTGGTGTTATCACCATGAACGCAGCTTTATTGGCCACTGTTACTGATGTGTCGTTTACTTTTACCAACTCTGAAATAGGAGCGACAGACGTCGTTATTTGCAATCAAGGTTCAGGTGGCACCAGTGGCGCTTACTTTTGTCGTTGCATCACTGTTGCTGCTGGCTCTTGTGTAATCAGGGTGCTAAACACCACAGGCGGTTCTTTAAGCGAAGCCTTGACAATTAATTTTGTAGTCGTTGACGCAGTGAACAGCTGATGGCTGCCTTACCTACCGTCACCAGCTTTACAGCTCTTACAGCTGTAGGCACTACTAACTTCCAGAGCCTTGATTCAGGCACCAACATTGCCTTTCAGGTAACAGTTGCCTCTATCGGTACAAACGTTGTAATCAGGCTTAGTGGCTCTTTAGATGGCACTAACTTTTTTACACTGCAGTCGGATGTAACCCTGACGGCTAACGGCACCTACGGCTATGTGTTTGCTAATACACCTGTGCTATATGTACGGGGTGAATTAGTAAGCATTAGTACCGGTACGCCTACGGTTACGATCAAAGTAGCAACATCAAACTAAGTGGCTGTTAAATCGCTTGGCACTTGGCATGACTTGCCAGAGCCATTTGCCAGTGATTTTCGCTACTTCCTTTGTGTCGTATGGAAACACATGGGTCTGCCTGACCCAACACCAATTCAGCTTGATATAGCTGAGTTTATGCAACACGGCCCTAATCGTCGCATTATCCAGGGTTACCGAGGGGTTGGTAAATCTTGGATGGCGGCGACTTTTGTGTTGTGGAGGCTACGGCTAGATCCACAGCAGAAGATCATGGTTAATTCAGCTAGTGGGGCAGAAGCTAAAAACTTCACTACCTTTTGCCTGCAGCTGATACGTGATATGCCAATACTGCAATGCTTAGAACCACAACGAGAGGAGCAGCGGTCTGCTGTACATGCGTTTGATGTACGCCAGTCGCGGCCAGATAAAAGCCCATCCGTTAAAGCTGTAGGTATTTTTGGCCAGGTAACTGGTTCTAGGGCTGACCTGATAATTCCAGACGATATAGAAACCCCTACAACATCCTGGTCGGTCGGGATGCGGGAGAAACTATTAGCTGCTGTAGGGGAATACAACGCCATCCTTAAACCCGGTGGTGAGATCATGTATCTCGGTACACCACAAACAGAAGAGTCGATCTACAACAAGCTGTTGCATAAAGGCTTTACTACTTGCATCTGGCCAGCTCGGTATCCAGCAAAGATAGAAAAATATGGCGACAGGCTCGCTGCAATTATTAGAGAAGCGCCAGCAAGCCTAGCTAATAAGCCGGTTGACCCAGGTCGTTTCAGTGAAATGGATCTGATCGAGCGGGAGATGAGCTACGGCAAATCTCAGTTTGCTTTGCAGTTCCAACTAGATACCTCGCTGTCTGACCTAGAGCGGTTCCCTTTAAGGCTGACCGACCTGATAGTGCTAGAGGTAGCCGACCACGCCCCAGAGAAGCTTGTGTGGTCTGCTGGGGCTGAATACCGGATCAGTGACCTGCCTGCTGTTGGTTTCTCCGGGGATTATTACCACCGCCCGGCATATATACATGGAGATTGGCTGCCCTTTGCTGGCTGCGTCATGTTCGTTGACCCATCTGGCCGGGGCGCTGACGAAACTGCGTACGCAATTGTTGCCCATTTAAACGGTAATTTGTTTGTACTAGAAGTTGGTGCATACCGCGAGGGCTACACAGAAGAAGTGTTGGAAGGTATAGCTATGGCTGCAAAGCGTAATAAGGTAAACCTTATTCTGCTGGAAGACCAGTTTGGCCAGGGGATGTTGCAAGCCCTGCTGCAACCGTTCCTGCGCCTGCACCATCCATGCACAATTGAACCAGTACGTTCCAATATCCAAAAGGAACGCCGGATTATCAAAGCTCTTGAACCTGTCTTGAACCAACACAGGTTGATTATTAATCGGTCTGTCGTTGAGCAAGACAGCAAAACACGGGATAGCGACAACGTTGAAAGAAGGTTGGCATACCAACTGTTTCACCAGCTCACCCATATCACGCTTGACAGAAACTGCCTGCAACACGATGACCGCTTAGATGCCCTTGCTGGTGCCATTGAATACTGGAATGAATCGTTAGCAATTGATGAAGATAGGGCAATGCAAGAGCGCAAAGCAGAGCTTTGGGATTTAGAGTTAGAAGCCTTTATGGGCGATATTGAAGGGGCTACTGATGCGCAATTTTTGGGCCGTAGTTTGGAAGATCTTCCAAGGACGGGGAGTACAGAAGGGGCCAATTGGATGGCCGTCCGCAGTGGTCGCTAACGCTAGACCGTTTGTTGTTCGAGTGCCTGCCAATTATTTAGACGACAAAAAGCAAATTTGTCGTGGTGCATTTCAAACTGTAGTAATGGCACCGACTGAAGTTATAGCTTGGGAAACAGCAATAGCTTGCGATATATGGGAAAAATTGCCTTTTGATATTCAACATGTTCAGGTATTTCCTAACGATCTTTGCTCTAAAACAAATGATAGCTCGGCCAATTGTTATGATGGTTAATGCCGACAGCGGCACAGTTTGTCGTATTACTTACAACGGCACAGTTTGGGAGCATAGCCAAATGTGGCAGGCTATGGTGTATTATCATCAGCTTGTTGCAAGCTATCAGCACGACGTAAATAGTGCAGAAGCTTTACAGCTCTCTCAAGATTCCATTCTGGATGCTGCGTCCACCAGCTCCATAATTCCGAACTCCCCTTGCTGCGATTATGCACCGAGCAGCATGGAGCCAAATTAAACCGCGTTGTGTGCCCACCAGCCCTCTTGGGCACTAGATGGTCTAGCGTAATCTTATCAAAGTGTTTGCCGCATACATAACAACAACTATCCCATTCTTCTATGATTGATTTTCTAAACTTAGCCTTTGTGATTTTTTTAGAAAGGAGCTCAGTTTCATCAATCTGGTGTTCCATTTAATTCGGGGAGTAGGTAGGAATCAACATCATGGGCAAGCAAATGGCCGTCGCTAGCTGCCATTTCCTTGAGCATGGAAGCCATGTTGTCTTCTACTGTCTCGGCATCATAGGGGCTGTAAACAGCAATAAGAGCCCACACCTCGACAACATGTTGATTGATCATTAAGTAGCAAATTCACAAGATACAGCTACTCCACCTTTATCCCTTGGCCTTAGCTTCAACCAGAGCCCGCCGAGCGACTTTGGCATGGCAATTTTTTCGACCGCAAATCCTCCAAACTTACCAAATTCTTCCTTGTAGGTTCCACTTTGCAAGTGTAATCTGTCGGTTATTTCTACAACACCAACAGCATTAGGCATGTAACAAGTGTGCGTTACAACTGTTCTTTCATGGTTGTGGCCATTAAGAACAATATTCGCTGTAGGGAATATATTAAAGTACCTTGACCCACCAAGCGTACCTTTGGTTACTACCCCACCCCATACACCGTGGTGAAAAGCCAAGGTAGTCATGCGTACTTTACCTTGTGAACCGTCTGGATTTTGCTGAAAGAACTTGATAAAAATAAAGCCTTGATAGGACATGTGTTCTACTTTAGATCCTTTCTCGCGCATTAAACGGGTTACATTGCGCAAGGGATCTACCTCGTTATGTTTCATAATGGCAGTTTCGTGGTTGCCATCACTCATCATGTAGATGTTATCTCCCCACCTACTAAGAAAATTAGCACCTTCTTCAAATACAGTATC